CATCACATTGATAAACAGAATAAGGACTTGAAAAAGTTTGTAAAAAATAATGAATTATCAATGATATATGATAATATTGATTTATGTGAAAAATTAGGCATTGCTACGCCATTACAATTGAATATTCAAAATTATGCAGCAAATGATATTAGGGTTTATTTGAACCAAAACGTAGCATAAAGATATTAACATCTTCGCTACTATTAAAAAGCAGCGACCAATAAGGGTTGCCGCTGTTAAATCTATAATTTAATGAATAATTGTGGGAAAAACTTTCATCACACCATTTACGTAATGGTGTTTGTATAGTTTCTTTAAGAAATTCAAAACCAAATGGCGGAATATAAGGAGTGCCAATATTTGGGTATATTTTAACAAGATACTTGTTAGGTGCTAGTGAGGTTATGCTATCTATATCTATATCGTCTATTGATACATTCATTTGAAAACTTTGCGTATTTCATCAATACGCTGTGTCATGTAATCTAATATAATTAGTCTTTTATCATCAGGCATGGTATGATTTTCATTTTTTAGTTCATTAATTATGATATAAGTGAATGCAAACTCAATCATTTTTGCAATTGAATAATTCATATATTATTTACACAGTTTCTGTTAGCTTTGGAATTTTTAATGGAATATTTCCAGCACCAACTTTGTATTCTGAATCATATGGATAATTTAATTGTTTAAAATATTCACCTAGCCAATTTTTATAATTAGCATTTTTTATATGTGTGCTAGTATTAATCCATTTTTGAAAAAGTTTTTTATCTAACAACGGGTGCCTAGTATCAAGCCCATGATAAGCATAAACATACTCAACTGCTGGCATATTTAACCAAAGAGGATACACTTTATTTGTATAATGTGGCGATATTATTGAAAAATCTTCAGGAAAATATCCACCAAATACACTATGATTCATTATTCGATGTCCATTAAATCCATAATCGCTGTATAATTCATCACCGCCTGTGCCTGTTAATATTACTTTTATACTATTCTTTTTTGCTTCGTCTGCACCACATAATGAAATATCAGTGAGCGTATGACTGTAATTTAAAAAATTTTTCCAAGGAAATTCATCTTTTCTAGGTTTATTTTTTTCAAAGGTATCTAAAGTTATTATTTTCTTTTTGCCTTTGTGCAACTTTGTTCTTTGGATTAATATTTCGGCATTTTCGTTGCCATTTAGTGTTATGATAGAATATTTTTTATTATGTTTGTTCAAACATGCTGCGATAGCACCGCTATCATGTCCGCTACTCAAATTTAGTAAAACTGGTTCTTCATAACGAGATAGAACACTGCTTTCAAATGCTTCAAATACATCATCTAATGTAGTAGTGCCTTGGGTTGTATCCCAATTTATAATTGTAAATTTATTTAAATATTTGGCAGTTGACCTTGAAAATATCATTATTGTATTTGGATCAACTTGAAATGGTTTAAATCCAAAAGATATAATTGTTGATTCGGTACTAGCAACAACGATTTGTTTATTCATTATTCCATAAAATAACGGTTTTGTTCCAAAACAATCTTTTGCTAAAAAGATATGCTCATCTGTGACATAGCAGATAGCAAAATCTCCATCTAATGACTGTATAAATTCAATGTTTTTTGATATATCATTGCATAGATTATTGTTTATATAAACAGTATCACTGCTGTTCATATAATACTCTGTTCCATTATACAGAAGAATACCATCAGAATTTGCAGACGGTTGTTTAATATTATTTTCACGGGTTATTAACCGTGCATGATAAAAGTAACCTAGATCATTGACTATATTGTTATTATCATCTGGTCCACGTGGCGTTATATCTACTAATGATATATCACTTGGAATAAAATTTAAGTAGACAAATCCACACATATCTAACCTTAAATGGAGCGGACTAGGGGAATCGAACCCCTCGCTGCAGCTTGGAAGGCTGCGGTATTACCACTATACGAAATCCGCTTACTTGATGTAATCATGTATATTTACTTCGGCAAATAACCACTTGCAAAGAAGTGCAAACCAAAATAATTTCAAAACAAAGTCAAACACTCGTTCAAATAGCTTAAACTTCTTATACATCTTCTTTACTTTCTCTATGTTGGCGGAGGTACAAGGAATCGAACCATCAACCTTGCGGTGGCACGGTTTTCAAGACCGTTTGAGCACCTTGCTCGCATACCTCCAATAATGGTGCTGCTTGTCGGATTCGAACTGACGACCTACGCATTACCTCTCGGCATTGGGAGCTTTAGGCTCTTCATACCCACAAGCAACCAAGCATTGCTACTTGGTTGGTAGCGTTACCCGCTACGGATTAGTGCGTTGCTCTACCAACTGAGCTAAAGCAGCATATTATATTGGTGCGTCTGAAGAGATTCGAACTCCCACCACCAAGAACCTAAACCTTGTGTCTCTACCATTGGACTACAGACGCATTTTATTATAATATACTAGTTAGTTATCCTTGTCAATTTATTTCTATTTTTTCCTGCGTGAGTATCAGTTTGAGCATGACAATTTGGGCATATTATTCTTAAATTGGTTAAATCATTATTATAATGATTGCCATCAATGTGATCTAATTCCAATGGTATCGGGCATCCCATCCATTCACTTGTATTGCATACTTCACAACAATGTATTTTTATTTTATCTCTTAATAATTTAATTCTTAACTTATGCGCTGATACATTATCTTTTTTAGCATAAGTTAACGCATCTACATATTTCCAATCAATTTTTTTTCCTTTGCTGCCTTGATTGCCAACATATGAGATATTCATTTTTTTTAAATATGTTTCAAGCGTATCGGGTTTGCATTTTAATTGTTTACAAATATATACCTTTGGTTCATGATTGGATATCCAATTTAATATTTCTTCTTTTCTTTCTAATATATCTTTTCTGTGCATAACTGTTCCTAAACTGGTAAACTTGCAGCAAGTTTACCATACTTGTAAAATAAAAACTAGATAAATAGTTATGCATGTCAAGTATAATGTTATCTTTTAAAGGATATTTCTATGGTAATGGACCCAAAGAGTGCCGCTAAACTAGGTGAAGCCTATGGCAAGGGCGTTACAGATGCTGTATTTGGCATTGTAGATGTTGTTAAAAATGCACCTGCACAGAAAGCAGCAAACAATCAACGTGTTATTAATCAAAACAAAATTACTGAAATTAATAATCAAATTACTCGTAGTAATAATGCTCTACGTGTTCAGGCAATGCAAGAAATTGCAGCAGAACAAGAAGCAATGGCAATGGCTCGAATGACGCCAGCACAACGAGCAGCATACAAGCAAAGCAAAATTGATGCTGCAAATGCTGCTAAAAAGGCAGAGCGTCGTCGTCGTGAAGCGCATGATGAAATGGTTCAGTATTTTTGGGCTGCTGCGATATTATTTGTATTCTTGCCACTTGTTGTGTGGCTTGGTTTGTTAATTTGGGGTATTGCTGACCCTATGGCATATTACTCAATGAAGAGTTGGGTTCCATTATTAAAGGTATTAGTAGGACGATGAGTAACAGTAAATTATTTGATTATTATTTGTATGCGATGGTTGCCTCAATTGTAGTGTTAGCAGTTGCAATTATTTGTAAAGAATTAATATGGACATAAAACAATTTCAAGGAATGATGGACATGGTTTTGAAAAGTAAAGAAGGCAAGGTATTAAGCCGCAGCGAGGGTGAAGCCGTTCTTAAAGGGCTTGCTTCTATAACAATTACAATCTTTGCTGCACTGTTAGCAATTACATCTTGGCTTGGTGGGCAAGTCAGTGGTAGAATCATGGCTGATAATATTGAACTTGGTGATACTTGGGGTTTTTATCAAGCCAAGAGCATTAAACAAAATATGTATCAACTTAACCTTGATGATTTAAAAGTTCAAATTGCTGATCCTCAAACTGACAAAAGTTTAAAACCTGCGTTGCAATCACGTGCTGACAACTATCAAAAATATATTGATGCGTTAGAAAGTGATCCAAAAGGTGATGGTAAAAAAGAAATTATGGCAAAAGGTCGTGCGCTAGAAGCAGACCGTGATAGCGCCAAAAAGTGTAGTCCATTCTTTGGTATGGCTAGCACCATTATTCAGATTGCTATTATCTTCTCAACCACTGCTATTCTTGCTGTTAGTATGGCTCTATGGTATAGCAGCATTGCCGTTGGTATTATCGGTTTGATTGTTCTGGCAGATGGAATTTGGTATTTCTTTCCACTACCGTTCTAACATCTTTAACCTTTTTCTAATAGTAGTTTCAGTAACTCCATAATCCCTTGCCATAGCAGATTTATTACCATTATAGATTGTTGTTAACTTTTCAAAAACTTCTTGATTGGTTAAGAACATCTTTTGACGCCATACTTTATCTTTCTTAAATTTTTCTTTGCGTTCTTTTCTTTCAATTTTCCAACCATCAAATATTTCTTCATTGAATTGCACATAATTTTCTGGAATAGATATTAAACCATTATGAATTTCTTTATGGCAATTAGAACATAATAAAATACATTTTATTAATTCAACCTTAATTGCCTCTGCTGATTTTGGATTTGCTCTAATTGAAGAAAAACTTAATTCTTTTTTTGTTGGGTCTATGTGGTGTAATTCAAGTGCCGCATCGCATTTGAAGTATCCACAAATTTGGCAACACCCACCCATTGATTGAACAATTTTTTGTTTTGTTCTTTTACGCCAGTTAATTACATTTTCAGATTGCTTACTCATATAGGTCTCCTTATTCGAACCTATATGTATTTATATAACATTGTATGTTAATGGCTGCTTAGGTAGGATTCGAACCTACGACCCTCGGTTTAACAGACCGACGCAACTACCGCTGTGCTACTAAGCAATAACCTTATATTCTTAATATACTTATATTTGACAAATTTGTCAAGTATTATTTTTGGAGCCTACGGAGGGATTTGAACCCCCGACCCACGGTTTCGAAGACCGCTATTCTATTCCACTGAACTACGTAGGCATTATATTGGTGAACGCTGTGGGGTTCGAACCCACGACAACAGGTTTAAAAGACCCGTACTCTACCAACTGAGTTAAGCGTTCTAAAATTCAAAAAGTCAGTGTGCAGCCCCCATCTATCGCCCACACCGTGACACATCCCATCGCCATTGCGGATTGTTTACTGTGCCTTACCATCTTAGTTTTTATATAGGTAGCATTTTTTTGCCAACACACCCTACCCAAATTGCAATATTTGTTATATCAGATTTATAATATATAAATAATTTTATGAAATTGTTTAACAAAATTTTATCTCAAGCAGAAATTAATGAATTGCGAAACTGGTTTAATCAAAGTTTAAATAAAAAATATGATTTATTTAAAAGTCAAAGCGAATTATTAAATTCCAGAATAGATTTGTCAAATAAAGATGAATGTTTTGCTATTGTTGATCGTTTAGTAAAAAATAATTTTCCAATACCATACGAAGAACCTTATGGCGGTTATCAATTACAATATAAACCTTTAAATTTACATATGGATGAACCAAATGGCAATGAACATTTGTATAGATATACAATGGTGATAGCCTTAGATGATTTGCCACAAAGCAAAACGATTGTTTTTAAAGAAAAATTTGAAAAAACTTCACTTTATTTTAATTGGTTAGCATCTAATGATCTATATAAATTAATTAAAACTAAACAACGAAAAAATAATATCAGCGAACTTGAAAATATATCACACACTTATGATGAACGTATCCGAGACTATGTTGCAAATTATCTTACTCTCGATGGTATTTTTGAATATAGTGCAGGTTCTGCTGTAATTTTTAATAGCAATCAAATTCATTGCACAAATAATTGGGTTGAATTAATTGGGCGTGATGTTAAAGAAGTGCTGCAAATACATACTTGTTACGAGACACCCTTAGACTTTGATATAGATTAGTTCCGTTCGCCACTACGGTAACCGATCCAAAATTTCAAAGTCAGTGTGCAGCCCCCATCTATCGCCCACACCGTGACACATCCCATCGCCATTGCGGATTGTTTACTGTGCCTTACCGTCTTGATTATTTTTCAATTTTACTGGAATACCATTTTCTCGTATTTGTCCAAGTTCCCACCCAAGAGAAATCCAATAATTTAAATCAGATTTTAATATCATTCCATATTCTTTTGTTTTTACATTTTTAATCCAACATTTTCCAAAATTTGGATTACCGCTGCCTTTATTTGTTATTTTTAACTTTTCAGCAATTCTATTTTCAATTTCCTTTGGGTGTCTTTTTCCTGTAAAAGTTCCAGAATGTGTTTTATAATAAGATTTTAAACTATTAGATATATTATCTTCCCACTGTTTTTTTAACACTGTATTATTATTAAAATTTTCTATTCTTTTTTTATTGGAATTTTTAGTGGCAACTTTTCTAACATTTGGATTTTTTAAATTTTTTACAGATAGATTATTTTTGTTAATATGACTAAACCCACCTTTTCCGCCTTCGCATAAATTGTAGGTTTCTTCACTTATAACAACTAATTTTTTTTCAGCAGCATTCATATCTGCTTCATTATCATAGGTGTGTAATATTTCTTTTGTAAAATTTTCAATGCCGTATTTGGCAATTGCTCTTTTTACATTTTTTCCACTTCCCATATACCCATCATTTAGATTGGTAGTTTGGTGTTTACCAATATAATATTTGCCATTTATTTTATTAGTAATTTTATAGATTGTATAAAACATATGTATGTCCCAGTTGTAAGAAATAGATTTACTCTACTACTATTTATACAACTGGGACACTTGTGTCTCCGTGTCTGGCGCTGCCCCAGATTCCCCGCAGTCCAAGTGCGGTATTAATCTTACCCTAACTCCACAGAGGTATATATTGCCATCGTATGGGGATCGAACCCATCTCTCAACCGACTCCGCAGTTGTATCCTATTCCTATAGACGAACGACCAGTAGGTTTGCAACCCCACTGTTGGCAAACTGTTGGCATTTGTTGCGTTAGATGATTTCTCATCTGCTCTCCTACCATCTCCGTAGGTGCTTCACAAGCAGTGCCATACTGCTACAATCTTGGTTGCGGCGGGATGAATTGCACACCCTATCTCCAGCTTATGAGGATGGTGAGATATCTGGTTCTCTACAGCCACAGTATTTTTTTACTATATCATATAATTTATGCTTGTCAAGCACTTTTTTGATACCGATTAGTAGTAAAAGTTATAATAAATTATGGTGGGAGCGGTAGGACTCGCACCTACGCTGTTTCTATGTCACGGTTTTACAGACCGTTGCCTTCGCTGCTCGGCACACACTCCCAATATCTTTACATTACCACATTTAAATTATTTGTCAAGCAGTTTTTTAACCTGGTGTTTCAGGTTTTTTTTCTTGGTATTTTTCAAATTTTTTCTGATCAGCAGGTTCAAACTTTGTACCGCTAGCAACACCACAGAATTTACCATCACTTTGCTCTAATAGAACTGTCCACGTGCTTGTTTTAGGACTGACCAACATAATCATATGGCGATTTTGAGGATCAAGAAATTCAGCAAAAGGTATTTCACCATATTGAGAATTTAAATATCCAAATACTTTATCACCAATTGCACAAAGTGGACCGTTTTCTTGAGCCACCGTAGCAGTTGAAATTAATAGTAGAGGCACTAGGTATTTCATTTTGATACCCTCCGATGGTTTGTATTGGAGCGGATAACCAGAATCGAACTGGTGAATTCTCCTTGGCAAGGAGACAGGTTACCTCTACATCATATCCGCATTATTTGTATATATCATTGGTTGGCAGACCGTGTAGGATTTGAACCTACGTTGACGGAGATTAAGAGTCTCCCGCTAAAACCAACTCAGCTAACGGTCCATGTAATTGGTACCTCGTGGCGGAATTGAACCACCGTAATCGGTTCCACAAACCGATGTTCTACCATTGAACTAACGAGGCATGTTGGTGCTGCTGACTGCACTCGAAGCAGTTTTGTCCACCTTATGAGAGTGGTTCGATGTCCACCACCGACCCAACAGCATTATTGGTTGGCACAGTTGGATTTGAACCAACGACTTATCGCTTATCAAGCGATTACTCTACCACTGAGTTATGCGCCACTAATTTGGTGCTCCCAACGGGAGTTGAACCCGTCTCTGCAGATTGAAAGTCTGTTATCCTTGACCGCTAGACGAAGGGAGCATAATTTGAGCGGCAGCGAGGAATCGAACCTCGTGGTTGTTAGTTAAAGCACCCATGCAAACCACCGCATTAAATTGTTGATAATTTTTTTAATTCTCTGGTTTTTGCCAGAGATTCTCTTATTTTTTGTTTAGTTTCTTCACTTCTTGGTTTACCAAATTGAGAATTTTTTTCACCTTTTTGGTGTTCTTTTTCTCGATATGTTTTAATGCGTTTTGCATTAGATTCTGGTGAGTGTGCTTTTTCTAAAGCTAATTTGTCAATTTCCCCACGAGAACCAAAATATGTTTTTTTAAATAATCCATTTTCATGTCTTTCTTTAAGAAGAGAAGATACATGTGGTAATTGTCTGCCAGATAGAGACTTTGATACCTTTTCATATATTGCTTCTTTATCTTTGTGATTATTATTTAATCCTGTACGATTAATATATCCAAATCCACCTTTCCCGCCATCACAGAGATTATAACTCATTTCATCTAAAACAACGAGTTCTTTTTCTTTATTTTTCATATCTTTTTCGTTATCGAATATATGTAATATTTCTTTTTTAAAATTTTCAATTCCATATTTTTGTATGGCTATTTTAATAAGTTTACCAGAACCCATATAATTGTCATTTATATTTTCAGTTTGATGCATACCAATATAATATTTGTTGTTTATGATATTAGTAATTTTATAAATCGTATAAAACATGCTGCCCTCGAATGTATAATAGTTTTATTGACATTACTATTTATACATTCGAGGCGCTTATGCGACTCCAAGGGGGATCGAACCCCTATCCCCTGATAGACAGTCAAGGATAATAGCCATTATAAGATGGAGCCTTTTGTTTTTATTTCAATAAAGTAGCTTCGTTTATCATAGTATAGACCATCAGGTTCGTCTTTTACTTCTTTGAAGAACCACCAATTATGTAAATCGGGGAAACCGCCCCATTCCTCTTTATAATATATGGTGTATGTCTTTGTTAAAGTATGCAGACCGCCCATTACATAAACTGTAATATTGACGATTCGCCCATCTGTTGTTTCTAGATACAGTCCCGTAGCATCTTGGTTACTCCTTTTATAAAAATGGTGCCCAAAGTCAGACTCGAACTGACAACATTTCGATTTTGAGTCGAACGCCTCTACCAATTGGACTATTCGGGCAGTAATGGTGCAAAGTCTTGGGATCGAACCAAGTTGGCTGGATTTTCAGTCCAGTGTAATGACCACATTTGCTAACTTTGCATTTAAGATGCCCTACAAATATTATTTTTGTAGGGCATATGTTGGAGGGACGAGTCGGATTCGAACCGACACCTTGAGGATTTGCAGTCCAGTGCATTAGCCATTTTTGCTATCGTCCCATCTTTTTTTTTACTGATGCTGCAATTTTAACTTTTGTTTCTACTGTATGATTTCTATTATTTTTTCTTTTTTCATTTAATAATGTCATAACTTTTTTTGCAGATTCTTTTTGTTTTTCCGTTTTTTTATGTTCTTTTTTTCTATTAGCAATACTCATTTTTTTGCTAAATTGCTTTGCATACTCTGGATCGTTTTTTAACTTTTCAGCATGTTTCAGATGTTGATTTGTTTTATGATTTAATTTATTTTTATTAACATAATAAAAATTAGATGAACCACCTATTTTTAAATTATATGAATTTTCATCATTTACTACACTTTCATTGACTATTTCTTTTTCTTTTTCAAACATGTCATCAATTGTTGTGCAATAAATCAATATTTCTTTTGTAAAATTATGCTTGCCATATTTTTCTATGGCTTTTAATAATGCCTTTCCAGAACCCATGTATCCATCATCTATATTGGCTGTTTTGTGACAGCCAATATAATATTTTCCATTTATATTATTTGTAGTTTTGTATATAAAATAAAACATTTTGTCTCCATTTATATTTATACAAACGCAGACCTTCCCGTAACTATTATTTTATAGTTTATCTACGAACTCACGTAGCAGCGTATGATGATGACCATCGTGATAGAACTGTGGCATATACTGCCATGTATCATACCAGTATGCTTGGCTCTCAGGATGACAGCCGATGATACCTACATTGCCTTGACGAATAGCCATAGCATCGCCATTGGCATAGGTAGCAACAGTCTCAAACTTACGCTTGTTGCCAACCAATGCACAGCCATCATAGAAATACATAGCTTCTTTATCACCACGCCAATCCACTTCTACAACAGTGCCGTATGGACGAGCAGTACAAGCCTGTGGGCGGCGAATATACTGAACAGCATCTACTCCATCAAGCAGATTGAAGTAGTGGCTGCCAGCCCAATACGCACCCATACAGATGCCAAGATACTTGCCACCATTGGCAACAAAGTCTTGGATCATCTCTACCTTGTCGCCAAGCAAATAATCAAATGATTGGCTATCACCGATACCGCCAGGAAAGGCTACGATATCAGCCTCGCCCAAGATAGCGCCAAAGTCATCATCTACCCGAAAGGTCTCAACATCGTAGGCACCACTTAGGGCGGCAATAATGCCGTTTGTAGAGTCACGGGAGCACACTGGATGATGGGAAAATAAGGCTATCTTGCGCATATAATTCTCCTGAACTGCGGTATATTACTAATATAACACAGTTAAAATTGTTGTCAAGTGTTATTTTTTTGACAGGTTTGCCAATATTTTGACACAAAAACTCAATTTTTTGACACTTTTTGGTATTGTTCGTACCAGAATTTGGATGAAATTCGCAGTTTTTGGTTGCTTTCACGCACATATTCTAGCAGTGCTTTGGCAAGTATTTGCTGTTCATTGCGCCAATCATAGTTAGGCTCACTTGCCATCTTTTCAGTAAGGTCAATTACCATGTCAATATAAGGACAGGTATCGCTTGGAATAACAGGTTTGTTAAGCGGTTTTGATGCTCTAGCCATATTACTAATATATCATGTTTTTTAAGGTTGTCAAGAGAAAAATTGGCGAAGGTCGTTAGAATCGAACTAACTTCTCAAGGTTTTGGAGACCTGCGGATTACCATCTTCCCCGACCAACGCATCGTTTCATTTATCACCGCCGAAACCACCTATTCAGCCATTTGGCTCAAGTACTGGTCGGTGAAGTATCCTTATGCGTAGGGGATACCGTCCTGAAAACTTGTTTAATCTTGAACAGTAACCTGAGTCACTGTAGTCTTTTTATCTTTTAAGTTAGCCTTAATATTCTTCTTCAAGGCTTTCTCAAATAATTCTTTTTCTTTCTTAGTATCATGCGATAGAATTGCATCATACATCTTTCTTAACAACTTTGGCCATTTCATGTACCTTACTCCTTAATAATAAAAAACCCCCGAAACTTTCGCTTCGGGGGCTAAGTGCATACTATGATGTGCATATCACATCAAGGCACACGCCCCCACCATCCAGAAACCTTCTGGCATGCGGCAAATGTTATAATCATTGTGTTTAGGCGTGTTAGTCATGTTTGCTCTCAATTTGTATTCTATTTATACCACAATAAAAAATAATGTCAAGAATTATTTTATGCTTGACCAAACTTTTTTTGTTTCTGCCTTTTGAGCAGCAGTTAGCGGTACGTAATCTAGTTCTTCTGCCATCTTATCGTTAGCATAACCATATTCAAAGAACTTGATTGCTTCCTTTGCGGCAGCACTATCGACTGGTTCCTTATACATAACAATATAAGTTGTTGCTGTCATTGGCCAAGTTGTCTGGAATGCTTTTAGGCTTGGTGCAATTGATTTGCCATCGCTACCAATCATATTAGCAACAGTAAGATTATTTTGCTTAGCATATGCATATTCTACATAACCAATTGAACCATTGGTTTGTTGAACGTTTGCTGCAACACCAGCATTGCCATTAGCACCAATAGCACTGCCTGCCCATTCAACTGTTTGACCAAATCCAAATGTCTTCTTCCAATCGCCATTTGCTTCTGCAAGGAAACGTGTGAAGTTCCAAGTAGTACCGCTACCGTCACTGCGACGAATCTTAATAATTGGTAGGTCTGGTAACGTGACGCCTGCATTGATAGCTGCAATTTCCTTATCATTCCAACGCTTAATCTTTTCCATATAGATTTTAGCAAGGATATCAGTTGAAAGCGTTAGTTTACCATTTGTAACTTCTTTAAGATTTACAACTGGAACAATGCCACCAACTACCATTGGAAATTGAACTTGACCTTTCTTTTCTAGGTCTTCTGGCTTTACTGGAATATCAGTTGCGCCAAATGTAACTGTTTTTGCATCAATCTGCTTCAAGCCAGCACCACTGCCAATTGATTGGTAGTTAAGTGTATTACCTGAACTATTTTTATAAGCATCTGCCCATTTTGAATATATTGGATATGGGAAAGTAGCACCTGCACCTGTAATTTCAGCAGCCATTGCTGCTGTACCAATAATCGTTGCCGCTGCAACTGCGAGTAGTCTGGTTAGCATATGATTTCTCCTTCTATTATGCCAACCTAATTTATCACAGTATTATGACAGTATTATGACAATTACTGAATGTTAAGTGTAGTCTTTGCAGCACTTACCGCATCTGCAATATTATTTGCACTGCCACCTAAACTGTTTAATAAATTGTTAAGTGCAGCAATCTCATTGTTGAGTGCTGTTACTTGATTTTGCTTATCTACCAATTCAAGCGTAATAGCAGAAATAGATGCTTTTAGATTATCACTGATAGTTTGAATATTTGCAATTTCGTCAGTAGTCATTGGTTTTGCTCCATGTGGTTGGTATTAAACCTATTTAGGAAACAATCTCAAATAGGTTAGGATCAAGACGACTTTGTGGTGGATCAATGCGATTTTCAGCAATTTCAATATATTGCGGATTAAGTTCAATAAGCGTAGCATTGCGCCCTAGCTTATCTGCCATATAACCTGTTGTGCCACTACCACCAAATGGGTCTAAAACCATGCCATCTTTCGGACAACCTGCCAAAATGCAAGGTTCAATCAATTCTGTCGGGAATGTTGCAAAATGCGCTTCCTTATATGGTTTAGTATTCACTGTCCATACACTGCGTTTTTGCCTGGTGCCATCATCTACAAATGTATTGCCAATGTCACCACGTCCTGTGCCTTCTTGTTCTGTTGCACCAAACTGTCTTGGTGCTCCGCCGCTTTTAACAGTAGGTTCTTTGATTGCTACATGATCAAAGTAATAGTTCTTACTCTTGCTTAACAAGAAAATATATTCATGTGCTTTAGTGCACCGATCTTTTACCGACTCTGGCATAGGATTTGGTTTATGCCAAATAATATCCTGTCGCAGGTACCAACCATCAGCACGAAGTGCAAATGCCAACATCCATGGAATACCAATTAGGTCTTTGCTTTTTAATCCTGCTAATTTATTATTACGACTTGGGCTATGCGTAGGCAAATCTTGATTTGTCTTGGCAACACTCTGCTTTACAAATGCGGTACCACTGCGATAATTGTAATAGGAATCACCAATATTAACCCATAGTGTTCCATCATCACGCAATGTTCTGCGAACTTCACGAAACACTTCAACAAGTTGCGCGATATATTCCTCTGGCGTTTCTTCTAAGCCAATTTGATTGTCGCTGCTTGTTGCACCACATTTACCACAGGTTCCACGAAACTTAAAGATATTGCCGCTTTGATCACGGTCAGCACGTTCGCCGCCATGTGCGGCAATCTTTTCAACGTGGTCGCACTGTGGATCACCGCCCGTCCACGTAGCAGTTCCATAATCTCGCAACCCATAGTAGGGTGGCGAAGTTACACACATATTGATGCTGCCTTCTGGCAGTGTTTGTAGAACATCACGGCAATCGCCGTTGAGAATTTGAACTGTCATTGATTAAATCCTAAAAGGTCAAGTGGTATTTCATTAAAGTAGTAGTGGCAACCAACTTCTTTGATATAAGATAGCACATCACGATATGCAGGATCATCAAAGAAATCATTTAGCACATAAAAATATTCTACGCTTACGTTATCCATGGACTCAACGAGTCGTTTATATTGGCGCTTCTTAAAATCACAAGTTTGTAATTTCTCATCAACACTGCCGTTGCCGTTTTGATATTTCTTTTCACCAATATAAAGTGTTGAGGTTTCAAAACTATAATAACATTCATCTGGTAACAAACGCTTGCTCAGGATGGTCTTGTAATCAATGCCTTTACTTTCTAGAAATTTATAAAGAGCATATTTTTGCATAAGTTGACCAACAACCTTGCCACCACGTGTTACTGAAAATACATTTTTGTGGTCAGTTATTTCTACTGAAATACCATCAATGTTTTCGAGCACGTTTTTAAGGTCAGTTTGTTTTTCAAATGCAGCACCACTTACAGTATTACCGCCACCTACTCCACCAACTTTCATTTATTTTCTCCGTTAGAAAACTGCAATTAATTCTTTAGCCATTCCACGAGTGGCACTATTGCTTGAAATGCTTCTGCGAACATCAATAGTAGTAATACTTGCATTTGCATATAGCGCACGACTTACGCTCGTGTCGTGGTTACTAATAATAACGGAAATATTTTTACTTGTCAAGCGATTTGCAGCATCAGCAAGTTGCTGTTGTTTGTCCATACCAAATCCATCTGCAGTATATGCGGTAAAGTTTGCAGTGGGGGTAAGTGGCACATATGGTGGGTCACAGTATACAACATCGCCATCGGTTACTAAATCTAGACACGCATTAAAGTCCATAACATGAAACTCTGCCAAAACCGATTTTTGTGCAAATGCTTGTAGTTCATCAATGGGAAAATATACTGTTTTATACTTTCCAAATGGCACATTAAAGCCGCCTTTACTATTATAACGGCATAGTCCATTGAAAGCATGACGATTTAGGTATACAAATAGCGCACTTTTGCGAATATCAGTTGGTTGAAGCGAGTTAAATTCGGTGCGCAATTCATAATACTTGGTTTCGTTATTGTTCGTGCCATCAAACAAATGGGTGATCTCAGTAATAACTGCTGTAGGATTATATTTTAAGTTGTTAAACAATCCAATAAGGTCTGCATTAATATCACATAGCAGATATTTTGGAAAATCAGTAGCCATGAATACAGCACCACTGCCAGTAAAAGGTTCGACCAATCGGTTACCCTTGCCAAGTAGTGGACTAATGATAGGCACAAGTTTGTTCTTATTCCCTGCCCACTTCAAAAATGGTTTACTGATAATCATAATTTTCCCTATAATAGTTTAGATTAATTATAACAATCAACTAAGGGTAAGTCAAGATAAATATTTGCATAGATTCGGGGAATCATAAATGTCAGTTCTTTTAAGAAAAGGTGCGTATGCAGTAGCAAATGCACAAACAATCACCACAGGTAGCAGCAGTAATGCAACAGCAGCTTTCAGTAGTGTAGCAAGTATTCTACGTGTTACAACAAATGCAGACACCTATATTGCTTGGGGTGCCAATCCTACTGCTTACAATACTGGAAATTGTATGCTAATCGTAGGTGGTGGTGTAGAATTTATCGCTGTCAATGGTGGCGATAAAGTAGCTGCAATTCAAAGTACTACAAGCGGTCTTTGCAACGTTCTTGAATTAAAGAGCCAGTAATGCCTGGTTTACATAAAGGCTTGTTGCGCCCACATAACACCAGTTCAACAACTACTGCTCAAACCAATGGCGTTATTGCTGTTGCCAATGGCAGTAGCTTGCGAAGTGCTACTGTAAAGAAAACCGATTTCAAAACAGGTATGCCAACCAATGGTATGAAGATTACCGTTGCTGGTGGAACTGGAATTATTACTGGTGTTTCAACCAGTGGTGCAAATTATGTAATTACATACAGTGGTGGCAATGTTTTTACTGGCGGTCTAGGAAATCCATATACGGTTTATCGTAGTTAAACTAAATATATTAAACAGGATTTACCTATGGAAGCCGCAGAACTTATCCGCAAACTAATAGATGTTTTAACACAAATTAACGAGCCATCTTCGCAGCAACAGCCAAATCATGCTCAGCTTGTAGCTGTTAAAGCACCAGAAAATCCATTTCCAGAAGATGAACATACCAGTGATGAAACTGGCGGTATCATGGTTCCACCATTACAGCAAAAGATTGAACTGTTAAAGAAAGTTGCTGGTGTTGATTCAGCTTTTGATGGCGCTAATGCCGAACCAGAAGATGAACTATCAATTATCAAGCGTAATGCTGGCATACATCCTATCGTAGCACATATTGCGAGCGATGAAGAAATAGAGAGTTAAAAATTAAATGAGCCAGTTAGCCAAAATTAAGGCAGGTCGTGTTAATACCGTTGGATTTACTGGCTTTGTTGGCGAGGCTGGCCAATTATTCTATAACACAAGCACAGGTGAATTGCGCTTAACTGATGGTCATACTGTCGGTGGTATTCCAGTTTATGTTGCTACAAACAGTGCCAATGTTGGTAATCTTTCTATATCTAATACTACTATATCCACTATTACTCCCAATGCTAATATCAATATTGATACTACTGGCACGGGAACTGTTAATATTCTTGGTGAGTTCGTAGTTACAAACACTTCTAATCAACCTATTATTCAAACGCTACAAAACGGCACACTTAATCTTTATACACCAGTTCAAAACAGCACCGATAGTGGCATTGATATTATTGGTAGCGCAAGTGGCACAATCATTAATCCAACTTCAACTGGTGTTATGCTGCATATCACTGGTCAAGGAACACTATCATCAAAGGTATATAATGATGCCTTTGGTAACTATGCTCTATATGCTGGTCGCAGATATGATAATACCGTAGATACGCCGTATGCGGTAGGTGCTGGCGAAGATATGGTTCGTTATGGCGGCACTGCTTATAATGGTGTGTTAGCACCTGTTGGTGGCATTGCTCATATTCGTATGACCACCACAGAAGCACAAACTCCATCAAATGCTGGCAGTAATATTTCAATCTGGACTACACCGATTGGAACTACTACACTAACGCAAACCGCATCTTTTGATGGTGGCAATGTTAATTTAACGAATGTTAATATTATTGGCACAGCAGTTAATCTTGGTCCATCATATTTTTACGGTGATATTCTTCAAACAGGAAATATCACACAAACTGGTAATAGTATAAGTGTTGGAACAACTGCCTTTACGGGTAATGTTGTGCATACTGGTAATACAAGTTTCACTGGTCCAATTACTGTTACTGCAAGTTCATTCTTTCAAGCCAACCTTAATATTCAAGGCAATATTACCACGCAAGGTAACTCTTATGTAGTAGGCAACAGTATCAATCAAGGCACCACGCTAATGACTGGTAATATTATTGCCAGCGGCACTACTAATCTAATTGGTGCCTTTACATCAAATGGAACATCTACGCTAAATGGCAATGTTTATGTTGTAGGAAATATTAACACCACTGGTGCTGCTGCAAGTTTCGGAACAACTAATTTTACTGGAACTACTACACAGACTGGTGCTTTTTATGTTATTGGTGATACTTTCCGCTATGGTAATGTTACCGATTATGGCACTCGCACACAAAATGGACCAATGTCTATCAATAACCAAATTACGCTAAGTGGAACTGCTAATATTGCATTTAATGATGGTTCGGTGCAAACCACTGCTGCTATTGGTCAGATAAACAATAGCGGTCACATTACAGGTAGTTTAGGTTATAGTGGTGCTACTCGTGTTCTTAACCTAACATCCGATGCTACGCCAAGCAACCAACCATCTACAATTGTCTCTCGTGACAATTTTGGTAATGTGGCAGTTGGCAATATTAGTGCTTATACTATCAATACTACTGCTGCAACTGCAAATAGTGCTATTGCTGGCAATCTTACAATTTATGGTAACTTGAATGTTAAGGGAACTACTACAAGCACAAGCAGCACCACACAAACTACAAGTGGTCTAACCATTACTGTTGCTAATAATGCGGCTTCAAGTTTTGCAGCAGATGGCGCTGGTCTTGTTGTTGCCAATGCAAACTATGCAGAGATACTGTATAGCGATTCACAAAAGGCGTGGATTAGCAGTATAGATATGATTCCGCTTACTACGCTTGCACAATCACTTGGTAATGCCAATCGTGTATGGCAAAATATGTATGCTGGCAATGCATATGTAACTAGCGAATTAAGTGTTGGTATTCAACCAATTACCGACTTTAACACAATTGCACAATTTACAAGCAACGCCAACTCATATGCACAGACTGTTACGCAGAATATCTCTAACTTGAGTGCAGCAAGCACCGATTATATTGCTGCTGCGGATGTTGGCAGTGCATCTACAAACTTTATTGATATGGGTATCAATAGCAGCGGCTATGCTGATCCTGGTTTTACGCTACAATATCCACTTGATGGTTATGTTTATACAAATGGTGGTAATCTAACCATTGGAACACAGACTACACAAAAGGCAGTTGTATTCCATACTGGTGGCACACTTGCAGCCAATGAAGCAGGCAGAATATATGCTGGTCGTTGGTTACTTGGTGCGGTTGATGACGGCACAAGCAAGTTACAAATAAATGGCAATACCTCCCTAACCTATGTTAATGGAACTGGTATTGCGCTTACTGGTAATATTTCAGCAAACTATCATTTTGGTAATGCAAGCCTAATGAGCGGTCTTGCAAACAACCAGGCATTTGCTTCACTTAATGCTAATGTGGCTGCTGCTAATAGCGCAATTGCTTCAACAAATGCTAATGTTGTGGCTGCTAATAGTGCAATTAGTTCAATCAACGCAAATGTAACTGCTGCTAATAGCGCAATTACAACTAATACAAATAACATTACAACTATTAATGCAAACATTGTTGCGGCAAATAGTGCAATTTCTACACTTACTTCAAATGCGGCAACACAAGCAAATCTAATCACAACTGTTAATGCCAATGTGACGGCTGCTAATAGCGCAATTACAAGTAATCAAGCAAACATTACAGCAGCAAATAGTGCTATTACTTCTAATCAAGCAAACATTACAGCAGCAAATAGTGCTATTACTTCTAATCAGGCAAATATCACTGCTGCCAATAGTGCTATTACAACTAATACTAATAATATTACCACTATCAATAACAATGTTGCTGCTGCTAATAGTGCTATTAGCAGTCTTGGAACTAATGCCAATACAGTAACTGCTGCATACTTAACAACATATAGTGGTAATATTCGTGCTGGCAACTTAACTGTTACAAACACAGAAGTTGTTAATACACTTTCTGTTACTGGCAACAGCACAGTTAGTGGAAACTTGACAGTTGGTAATGCTTCAACTAGTGGCAACTTTGTAGGTAATTTAAGTGGAACTGCTTCCAAAGCAAATAACCTTGTTGCTGCGAGCAATATTCTTGCAGGTCAATTATCAATTACGCCAGGTGCTATTTTAAAAAATAGCACAAGCACACAAACATTCACGCTTACTGGTTTAACCACAAGTCATAGAGTTGTTGTTATTCCATCAGCAGACCAATCCTATGGTGTTATCATTGGCGCAGCATACGCAAGTTCGTTGAATACTTTAAGCATACAATTTCATAATTTTAGTGGTGCTGGCATTACACCAGCCGCAACTACTATAAATTATTTTGCTTGGACATGATACAGAGCAAGTGGCATAATCTTGTTATTAAAGGTAGTTGCACACCAAAAGCATGTGGCGGTAATTGCTGCAAATTTAGAAATTATACTGATGCAGTTAATTATACAGAATCTTGGTGTGAATACTTTGACCAAGTAAATTTATCTTGCACAATTTATGAAACCAGACCAGATGGTTGCCGCCGTTATCCCGAAGTAGGGTCACTAATGGCATTTGATAAACATGAGGGTTGCGGATATTATGTGGCAGAGGTAGAAGATTAAACTTCTACCACTAAACTAGCATCCCAACCTGTATGCTCACTTGGATATCCAAATGGGTTGGTTATAAGTCTGGTTTCACCAATCATATAATCCCAAGTATTATGAACATGACCTGAACACCACAGTTTTATCTGCGGATTGTCCATAATAAAATCATCAAGGTTACTACAAAACGCTCCGTTCATAATAGTTTGCGTTTTGAACCTTTCATGCACACTGCGGAAACTTGGCTGATGATGTGTAACCACCACCACCTTGCGGTCTTTTAGCAAAGATAGTTGAGTGCGCAACCAATCCAAGTCACTGTTATGTTTGGCAAAAGTGGTGACTGGACGCAACTTATGATATATTCCTTCCTTTGGATTTTCAGTAATGGCATGATAATCACTCATTAAATCCTTTACTGACATCATAGTAAGAGGATCACCATTATTAAAATCAGTCCAGAGACTTGCTCCAAGAAATGTTACATCGCCTAAATCAACACGATCCTGATCACAGAATGAGATATTTGGATAGTGCTGCGTTTCTTCACGCATAATGTCAGTAACTTTTTCCCAATCACCACTATAAAACTCGTGATTTCCCGCAACCATAATAACTTTTTCCCAATTATCGCTGCAATACTGTAAGAACTCACGATATAGTGCAGCCTTGTGACCATTTTCAGCGTTATTACGGACAATACCACGAGGATGGCGATACAGATGATGGGCTAAACAAATATCACCAGCAAGAACAAGGACATCACTGCCTGTGTTCTTGATAGGTGGGAGTTCTTTTCTAAACTCCATATGAAAATCACTATGAACGGCTATCTTCATTTACATACTTTCGTTTCTTTACCGTTTACAATCTTTGGGTAGCAACCACTTTCAATCCAATCACGATGCGGAACAGTAAGTGGTTTGCGTTCTGCTGGCAGGGGACTGCGTGGTAATTCATATTCAACAGTCTTCATACAACCACATAATAGCATAGTGGCGATAATTGCTGCATATTTCATAGTGGATATTCCTCACCATCTTCGTCACTTGCTTTTTTAAGCATAAGTTTATTATCGGTTGTAATAGACCAGCATAGCAGTGTGCCTTCTTCCCATTCCAGTTCTTTAATTACATCTTCTGGAAATGTAAGAAGCAGTTCTTTGGTTTCAGGGTCTTCAACTAATTCAACTGTCCAAGTCTGCGTCATCAATCAACTCCATAAGTTGTGCAATCATTGTTTTAGCAGTATAACGAATTGCTTCGGCTGGCACTACTTCATTCATTTCACTTATAATAGTGAGTTCTCGCATTGCTCTTTCAATGATGTTGGCAGCTTTCCACTCAACCGTAGTTTCCTTTGGCCAAGTAGAAATGCCGCTCACTGGTGAACGTTCACCTCGCTCACACTCTTCTGCTATATCACGAAGTTTTTCAACAATCTTCATGCTTCACCAATAATTGCTTCTGCATCACTGAATGGCAGATAATAACCAAGCATAACCTTCATGGCTTCAAAATACTCTTTGTTGTTTTCAAGGTCTTCTTGTTCAAAAGATTTCAATTCGCCATTTTCAACTGCACGATTAGTCAAATCATAGATATCGCTACGAATACGGCGATAGTCTTCAACAAGAATATCACGGAACATGCTTTCTGCTGTTTCGTCACTAATTTCAATCTTGTACATCGTCTTCTTCCTCTTCATCGTTTTCTTCATAAACATGTGGAACATATTCGCCCATGTTTTCAATGTCTAGCGGACCACTGAATACTAAGGTGCTATCAACCGCATCCCATCCTAGAACATCAACTAACGCACCATATGCACTGCCATCTTCTTCAACAGCTTCATCGATAGCGGCAATTGCTTCATCATCGAGATCGCCGTAATCCCACTCATCCCAACAACCATCATCTAAATCACGGTCACGGATATCATAACCAAGTTCGTCAATCTCAACTTCGTCGTTGTTTTCTGCATCAAGTTCAGCAGCTAAATCAACGCCTTCTGGAACAAGTAGAGTGACATATCCCCAACGCCAACCTGTGCTATAGGTGATGGTCTTGTCATCTTTTCTAAAAAATTCAATCTCTGTAACACTCTTCTTATAGCGAGTTGATATTTTGTATTCGATTAGTTTTTGCGTTTCTTCACTTGACATTGATTTTCACTTTCTTTAAGTAAGTTTGTATTCTGCGATCAATATATTCATCAAGGTGTTCCTTAAAGTTTTCTTTAACGCCTGGCAAAATGTTTTGGCGAATATTATCCGCCTGTCGCCACTCACCTTCATCATTATGATGCCATTCATCATCTAGAGTATCAATAAGTTTCTCTAGCGAGTTAATAAAATCTTCAATTATTTCACTGCTTTTTCTGACCATCTTGATTTCCAATCTTTGCAATTAGTATGCAGTAGAAATTAAAGAATGTCAAGAACTTTTACAAATTAATTACTTGGCAGTTTGAGATATCTAAACCAGTGCGCCATGGGTCAACAATAACACTGTTTGAAATATACTCATAACTTCTAGTCCAATCATGATGATATGAAATTAGATAAACAACGGGTTCGTTGCCCATATAACTTATGTTATTGAGTGGATCATGGTAAAATAACTCGCCACCCAACTCTTCTATATAATGTCCAACAAGCAACGCATAGCTGCCATCACGGTTAGGCACATTTTGTTTATAGCTTTGTCCAAGAATAACAACGGGAAGATTGTAGTTACACAACATTTGTGCCATATTCTTTGCTTGTGCTTCTCGTATTTGCATGATATTTCCAAAGATATCATAACCAAGATTTAATTCACTAGCCAACCAACGCAGTGCAATATTATCACGAGGATGACAAGCGCCACCATCGCCTAATCCAGCGGTCATATATTTGTGACCCATAATACGACGAGTGCAATCTGCAAGTGCACTTGTAATATTATCAACATTCATATTACCAATGCGTTGCGATATATCATAGATTGTGTTTACAAGTGCTAGTTTTGTGCTTGCAAAAGTATTATAGAATATCTTGATTGATTCGGCATCTTCCCACGTTCCCATTTCATAACGGCTATTCGGAACGCAGCAAGTATTATAAATTTCATATAACTTTTCTACATTTGGATTGTCATTGTGTCCAATAATAATCATTTCAGGATCAATAAAATCTGCCGCAACTGTTCCAACTGCAATTAGATATGGGTTATAGATGATGTCCTCAATGATAGGCGCAAGTTCACGACGAGTGGTGCCTGGCAATACTGTTGAGATTAACACAACTTGTTGCTGTGGCGTTTTGTATTGCGCAATTTTAGTTAACACATCTTTTACGATGCTATAATCAAAATCTTTAACTGACAAATGACTCGTTGGAGTCTCGCCGCCATATTCCTTCTCATGGGGAGTAGGAACAGCAACAAAGATTACATCACTGCCTTCAATGCAGCTATTAATAGTTGCTTTCAGTGGAAAATCTGCAGTAACTGGACCAATATCATAGCCTACCACTTCATAATGTTTACTCATAACGGTTGCACATGGCAAACCTAATTTTCCTAATCCTATAACTGCAATCTTAAAATTATTCATCTTTACTACCAAAATTTTTACAATTATTAAAGTGCCATCTTTTCATATTAGACACGCCGCCGTATCTACGGCAGTGTGGACATTCAATAATTTTTTGTTTTTTATTAAATGCCCAGTGTCTTTCTCCAAATTGTGCCAAAGACATTTTTTGTTTTGTTTCTTCGGTAATAATTTGTTTTGCTCTTGCTTTTTTTATCTTATCTATAGTAATTTGTGAATGTTTTAGATTTTTTCTCCAACTCATATCTTGTTTTGCACGTGCTTCTTTAATTTTTCTCTTGTGTTCATCAGATTTAGGCTTTCCTTTATTAGAATAACTTATCTTCTCTTTTGTTGTAGATGACATAATTCTATTATTAATTGGTGGCGCAGCAACATCATTTTCATTTAAGAAATCTTTACGCAAAACAACCTTCATTCTTTTTAAAACTTTAACTTCCCAGTTTATTGCTTCCTCTTTTGTGGCAAATGTTTTTCTAACTTGTATAATATCTGGTTCACCATATAATTTTCTTATTTCACTTACATATGATGACGAAGTAAAGTATTTAATCCATAAATCTGTTGGATTGCAATTATTTGCATATCTGACACCATAATAGTACTTTTTTATTTTAGACCAACCAATTAGATAGGTGTAGGGTATGTATGTGTTTTTCATATATTTATTTATTACCCAAACCAATCATTGATATTTTCATAAAGATATTTACTCGCCGCCCCACCGCATAGCTATAAATGCTTGGTCTGCTTGATCACCGCCGCGTAATTCCCAATAAGGATCGCCATTATTAAATCTGTGTATGCAGAGGCAATCTGGATAGTTGTCAGCCATCCACTTCTTGAACTCCCAATTTATGCTATTATCGTCGTTAGAAAACCGCACACTCATATGCCAGCGAGTTGGTCCCAACTCGTGGACTCTTATTTTAGCCATTACGCAAATCTCATTACAAAAAAAGTATAATCTTCTGGTGTATTAAAACGCACAAACCATTGGTCATCGTCATCATCATCGCCAACATATCGTTGTGCTTTGGCATTGAACTCGGTCAGCAGCACAACTTCATTAAATTCGCCTTTGCTCCGACAATACGTTGCAAAATTTTTCCACATGCTACCAGATTCTGAATTTCTATCAATCCAATCAAGCGGAATCCAAAAACCATTCTCAAAATTTAAATCAATCATTGCGTCTTCCAATGCACTACAAATAAAACTGCATCTTCACTGCTATTAAATGTCCAGTGTATGCCATCATTTTCTACGGGTTTCTTATCCCAAATTCCCTTGCAATTATCCATACACCATTTAATTTGGTCATAGGTTGCTCTTGATGATAGTGGATATGTTTTAATTAAGATGCTGACCATCGTGCTACAAATAACGCTGCTATTTCTTTATTAGGAAAACCAATCCAATAACTTTTACCAGTAAAAGTATCTACTTTCCAATCCCTACCATATACATAACTTTGCTCTTCCATCCAACGAATAATATCTGGAACTGGATGTAATTGTTCAAATCCAGTTTCGTAATATAACCACTTATGAAGCATATCATCTGGTATGTCAATATCGTAAGTCATACAAATCTTAATGCAAAATATAGGATAATACCTTCATCAACCGTATCATCAAACTCACAGAAAAATCCACTGGCAACACGCTGACCTTTTGGTGTTATTACTGAGTGTTTAAGTCTCCAATGATTGCCCTCTGGCATATTGTCTAATCCCTCGGCTATAAGTCCGCGGTTGGTGACTGGTCCAACATTGCGTTCTAACCAATTCATAACTTTAGTTAAATTGTGTTTTTGATCTATTACTATTACTCGGCTCATATGGTTATTATAACTTAACGACTATAGGTGTCAAGTGTTTTTTGTAAATTATCCAAGGTCATTTGCTTATAATTATTTTTGATATAAACATAGTTTTGAAAATTTTTTTCAAATCTATTCATATTATTTTGCTTAAATTTTCGACAATCTTCTATCGACCAAGCGCAAATTTTTTCTAGTTGATCTATTGCTTTTTTAATTTTTAAATCTAAATCTGTTTCTAAATCATAACTGTGGTCAATGATATCATCAAACAAATCAAAACCTAAATCGCGAATTTTTTCTAAAGATTTGCTGCAAGTAATAAAAATAGGAACTTGACCTAACATAAATGTTTTCATGGTCTTTTCTGTCATAAAAGGTAAATGCCAAAACCTTTTATTTTGATATGAAAATTTTTCAAAACTTGACTCCATTACAACATTAACAAATGCATTTTTAATATATGGATGTGAAATATCATATTGTTGATTGCCTAATACTTCGCCATCAATATATAGAGGAAATATATTTTTGTATTTTTCTGGACAATATTCTGCTAGCAAATTATCGCTTTCTTCTTTATCAAAGTAGTGTCCACTGCCTAAACTACAATTTCCAAATTTATTTAAATGCCTTTCTAAAATTTCTATTGTTGCTGTAATTCTATGTGGTCTTGGCAATCTTGCTAAACTTATGAAATGATAATCTGGTAAATTTGATACATCTTTTTCAATTTCTATGTGCGAAAAATCTTTGATTATTGAGACATCTGCTGCCCATACATGGTTTATGCTATCTGTTTGATAATGCGCACCACTAATGATTAAAATTTCTTCTTTCAAAATAATATTTTTTTGATATAATTTATCAAAAAACCAAGCAAGATCATCTTGATATGATGGTGCTTCTTCAATTGCATCAATTAAAAAAATAAATCTTTTTCCTTGAGTTTTTGCAATATCTTTATATTTTTGCACTTCATTAATTATTAATTTTTGTAAATATTTCTTTAAAAAATTATTAGGATATAGGATAAATAAAAATATATCCACACAATAAAAAAAAGTATCTTTAGAATTAATATTTTGTAAATAAAATTCTACTTTAGAATTATTTTTTTCTTTTCCATATTCATAAATCTTAATTACAAAATTTTCATTTTGGATTTCACGAAAAGGTAATTCTATTTCTTTCATCTGCAATTTATTTTCTTTTAATATTTTCTTATATTTAATAAGGAAAAACCCCCAGAAGGGGGTTTTTTATTTACCATTCACAAACTTCTAAAATATCTTCGGGTCGAAATCCCATCTGGTTTTGTTCAAACCTGATACAGGCTACCTCAAAATTTCTGGCGAGACAATCAAAGATACCACCGCATTCCATCTTAAACACAAACCGCTTCATATCAAACTCCCTTTGCTACTATTGCATCATCATACCGCTCAAGAGCATGACCAAGTTCCTCATACATAGCACGATCAAGATTATCTGCATAATCACGAAGGTCGTTGGCAATGTAATGAATTTCTACAAGCGTTTCTGCCTGTGAAATTTCAGAACGCTTGTGCCGTGCAAGAACGGACTCAATACGAGCGGCGAGAGAAGTTGCTTCATTGACGGTCATTTGTTTTCTCCATTGCTTATATTACAAATATAACACAGATTTAAAGTTTGTCAAGCGATAATTTTACTTTTTTTACCACTATAATCGCTATAAAGTTTAACACCACGCTTACGAATAATATCCACAATTCCTTGCGGGTCATCATCAAAGCACTGACGCAGATCATCTTCGCCTAAATCTTCACTACAATCCATCGCATAAATTTCATATACTCGCTGCGAATTAAACCGTGCTCGTAGCGCCATATAAGTTAATATATGATCTACTTTGCTAGGCACAATTGCGCCATGCATAACAGCATCAATCAGCATCTGGTCTTCGTATTGTGTAATGGGGACTAGGCTATCAAGCCCCTCATTGCACCACATAAAAATGTAAGCATTGGTGGTCATTGGTTATCCAATCAGTTGATAATGATTTAATGTATCATAGGTAAGTGATTTGTCAAGTAAAAAATGATAAATAATAATGTAGGCCACGGACTGCAATCCTGCCTACTCTATCGTCGTGAAGGACAACAGCAATGGTATTTACCAAAGAAAATCCACCAAGTGGTCATTATGTATATGCGTATATTCGCAGTAAAGACTCTGCCACAGCAAAAGCAGGAACTCCATATTATATTGGCAAAGGTTCAAACAAAAGAGCATTTGTAAAACTTACAAAACATGGTGAAATATCTCCACCAAAAAATAAAAGTTTAATAATTATAATTGAACAAGATTTAACAGAGATTGGCGCATTAGCATTAGAAAGAAGACTAATTCGTTGGTATGGACGAAAAGATAATACTACTGGTATTTTAAGAAACAAAACAGATGGTGGCGACGGTGCCTGCGGTGCTATTAGAAGTCAAAAACACAAGGATGCGATTTCAAATGCAACTAAAGGTAGAAATCAAACTTGGCGTGTTCGCAAAGTGATATCTCCCGAAGGTTTAATTTTTAATAAAATCAAAGATGCGGCAGATTTTTTTGGACTTTCATCGGAAGGTATTAGATATCGTTGTCAAAGCAAATACTTTGATTGGCACTTCGGATAAAAATGTAAAGGGTTGTCAAGCACTTTTTTGACAACCCTAATAACTTTATTTCCAAGAACGGCGTTCGGTATTGACCTTTTCAACAACGTCTTTGGCTTCCTTTAAGCCAAGACCAGATACAGAACGAACAAACTTGATCATGTCAAGTTTGGCATTGTGCATTTTTCGTTCTGCACCAATATCTTTACCAAAGCTATACAGAGCATGAGCCAAGTCTTCTGCCTGTTCAATTGTCATAGCCATTTGTTTTCTCCATCAGTTGACTATAATTTAATATAACATAGATTTATGGCTTGTCAAGCATTATTTTTTAGGAATATCGTATTTTTGTAGGCCACGCCCCTTGATCATAGATGCAAGTTTTTGTGGATATGCCTTACCCGTATCGGTATAATTAATTAATTTTGGCACAAGTGGAAGCCCTGTAATTGGTTTGCCACTTTTACGAATTGCCGCACGAGCAGTACGAAAATCATCATAGGCATCATGCGTGTTAAGATTTGTCATATATGCAGCAATGCTTTGATTTGGTGTATCAAATGCACGATAACGTTCGCCATATGGACCTTCTACTCCACCACTTTTTGCCCAAGATTTTTGACCATAGAAAGCATTTGAACTGCGTGTCTTTTCATCTTGTCCCCACGTACTTTCAATTGCTGCTTGTGCTAACGCAATACTTGGTGGAATAATATCAATCTTTTCAAGTAGGTCGTATAAGTTATCTTCGCCATACTTTTGTGTAAGTGCGTAAACCCAAGTATTTTCTTCTTGTGGAAGTTTCTTACCACTCTTTATGTACTTAATGTCACGAATAAGACGAGTGCGCTCACTTAATATTTTATTATTTTCTGCTTGAATAAGTGGTAGTACGGTTTGTGTAAATGCTGCAACACGTTGATCTGTAGTCATTTTTTCTACATCTGTTAACCCTTTTGGAAAGTTAGGATTAACTTTTTTTTCTACTTTTTGCGGTTCACTTTGTTTTTTTGTGTCGTTTTGCGGTTCTTGTTGTGTTTTGGCCACACTAACTGTAGCATCTGGTGATTGAGGTACATTTAATGCGCCATAACCGCCTAATCCAAGACCACCAGCAATTGCACCTGCCGCTGCAAGGCGTTTTAATCTATCCGCAATTGGACCTTCAACTAATTCTTCGTCGTATAATTCACTTAGTAGCATTAAAATATTTATTGATTTTTTATGCATTTTAGGATAAGGTAGTTTTTCTAGACTAAATACCTATGCTTCCAAATCACATGGTGAGTGAAGCATGGCGACGATACTGTCAAATTAAACTTATGGAGTTAAAAACCTAACGTTGCCTCAACAAATATTGATTATAATATAGGTTGAAAAATAATTAGACAAAAATCGTTGTCTATGATATAACCAAACATCTGAAAGGAAAATATAATGAAGAATATTCTTACAACTACTATGGCACTATTGGCACTTACTGTTGCAGCAAGTGCAACTGATCTACCAAGCAAGACAAAGGCTCCTGCTGCTCCTGCACCAGTTGCTGCTGCTCCTGCTGCTAGCAATGATAGTTTGACTGTTAGCTATTCACAAGACCTTGGTGCAAACTTTGGTTCAAAGGTTGATGACTCTTACAGCATCAGCTATTCACACAATATTGGTGGTGGAATCAGTGCTGGCTTCCTTGTAAATGGAACACAGAAGACTGACAATGCAATCACTAACTATGGTGAAGCACAGGTTGGTTATAAGCTACCTGCGTTTGCTGGCGTAACTGTTGGCGGTAAGGTTGGCGTTGGTGAAAAGCTAACAACTACTAACTTCCCATATTATGCACTTTATGGCACTGCTGATTATGCACTTGGCAATGGTATCACTATCAATGCTATTCAGTATCGTTATCGTAGTGCTTTTGATAGCAACACTTATGGATGGCAGAGCCACCAGATTGGTACTGGTGTTTCCTATGACATCACTTCAAACTACACAGTTAGTGCAAAGGTTTATCGTAACTATGATAACACTTTCAGCAACAACACTGGCGATGGTTTCGGTGTTGGTTTGACTGTAAAGTTCTAATAATTACATTAAAGATGAGATTAAGGCGGGTTTATCCCGCCTTTTTTGTTGCCTTTAATAAAGGCACAGTTTTGATCCGTCACTTATATCCCAAGATTGTGTGGATACTTTTCCATGATCTCGGCATGATCCACTTAACGGTTTTTGTCCACCGCTCCATAGAATATCTTCTAGGGTATAATCACGTATCCATGTGCGAGTATTAGTATAATATGTATAAACTAATCGTCGTTTTTCTGCCTTAGTGCCATAGAAACGATAAAACCATTCACGGTTGCCTATAAAAACATCCGTGTTACCAAAATTACTTTCTACTTTGCATGATTCATAATGCAGATAATCACCAACCCAATCACAATCTTGTGCGTGAGCAATCGTGGTAAAAAATAAAATTGTAAATATCCCTAATATAAAACGCACTCATTATTTAATGAGTTTATTGATTTTTCATCAATCGTGCAATTTTTGCCTTGGCATCTTCAGCAGACTTGGGAAAATTTTGAAGAGAAATTGATATTTTTTGCACATCTTCTAACGCTGGTTTGGGCAATGTTATAGGCGGTTTAACGGGTAAATCGTTATCATAATCATAGCCGTCTCGCTCCCGTTTGTCAGCGGTAGCGATCCAATGGTCCAGTTCCCACATTGATTCTGCAAGGTTCCAGACCAACATGAACCCTAATAGGAATAAAAGGAAGATTAATGCCCACATTCTCTTAATTTATCATATTTGCGCTATTTGTCAAGGGTTTTTTAACCTACAATATAATTAAAAATAATGCTTGACAAATCCCCTAGACATGGTATTTTAAGTTATGGGGCAATGTATGCCCCCTGTTGGGCAAGGTCTGCCCGTGACAACGAGGAGTTTACTATGGAATATCGCAGTTATTATTTCGGATACGGAATGAACACCCACCCTGAGCAGATGGCAAAGCGTTGCCCTGATGCTACCCTAGTAGGTGTTGCCTATCTGAACGACTATCGTCTTGTGTTTCGTAACCATGCCGATATTGAGATTAATCCTGGCACTATTGTCAGTGGCGTGTTATGGGAAGTTAGCGATAGCGATATGATTGCGCTTGACCGTTTAGAAGGTTTCCCAACTTATTATTTGCGTCAACGTGTAATAGTTCAAACTGAGACCGAAGCATATATTGCTTGGGTTTATAGTATGGCTGATCAAGACTATGAGATGACCCCTAGCACATCATACTATGATTTGTGCACCAAAGGTTACAAGCATCATGGTGTTCCCACTGTACAGTTAGTAGAAGCACTTGAAGCCGCACCTGCGCAGAAATATGTTGACACAACCTATGATTACGGTTATGACTACTTTAATGACCATTCATGGGAACGGTTTGATAACGGTCATATTGATGACAAGTATGATCGCTATGTGTCGCAACACTATGGTTTTTATGACCGCAATTTGGAGAAGTAAGTAATGGCTAAGTCCGCACTCATGTTAAAGACTAAACCTAAGAAGACGATTGTTCGTCAACCTAAGTTTATGGACGAAAAGTTCACTGGTCCAGAACCAGTGTGGACTGATGCTAAGAAATGGTCTCCTGACAAACTACGTCAGGAGATTACCCATGCCCTATATTTCTACAACTACTACATGAGCGCCGCTGATATGCGCAAGTATGTTGTAGAGTTTGGTCAGCAGTATTTGAAATGGGGCAAGCCTGAAATTGCCGCATTTGCAGAATGTGAAGATAGCCGTGTTGGTATCACCATTGGCAGTGTCTCGAAGATGATACTGCGCGGTTGCCCAATGGCTGTTGATGCTGAATTTATCACAAACAAGATTGCAGAATTGCTAGCATACGGCAATGCACGTCTTGCTGAAAAGAAGCAAGTTGTTGAGAAACCTGTTGCTAAACGTAATGTACAAGATCATTTGCGTGATAAGTTAGCTGATACTATTGGTGACTTGGAAGTTATGTTTGATGCACTAATAGAAGGTTCATCGGAAACGCCAGACTTCATGGTTTATTTTCGTGAACAAAATATGCCACAGGCATTTGTTGCTCGTATTCGTGAAAAGTATGCAGAGCAATATGCAGAGTTGCTTGAAGGCCAAGACAAGAAGGGCGATGCTGCCCTACGTGAAGCCTATGCTTGGATGACCAAGCCAGTGTTCAAGCGTTATGATGCATGGTATAAGGCTCTCTTTGATGCCCTCACGACCTACGGCGTAGTCAAGGCGGCTGTGCGTAAGGTTCGTATGGCTCGTCCACTTAGCAAAGAAAAGGTTGTTAAGAATGTCAAGTATATGCGAGAGTTTGCGGAACTCAATCTTGTATCTGTTAATCCTACGGATATCATTGGTGCCACTGAATTGTGGGTATACAACACCAAGACCCGCAAGATTGGCAAGTATACGGCTGCAGTAAGCAGTGGCGTATTGGGCATCAAGGGCAGCACTATTCTTGGCTTTGATGAAAAGTTGAGTGTGGCAAAGACACTACGCAAGCCACAAGAGCAGATGAAGGCATTTATGGGTGCAGGTAAAATCCAACTTCGTAAGTTCATGGATGGTATTCGTGCCACAGAAATTGCCTTGACAGGTCGGTTAAACGGTGATACAATAATTCTTAAATCAATCAAGTAAGGTGATTTATGAAATACGACGGCGGATACTTGGATGCCCATACTCGTTGGGTAAAAATGGATGGTCGCAATAAAATGCGGCAGCACTATACCCATCGTATCACTGTTTACAATTTTCGGGAATTTGACAAATTATATTATTATATTGTCAATAACTTTGAAAATTATAGTTCAACTTGGTATGAATCTTCGCCGCCCGTGATTTTTTATCAGCGCGAATCACATGGGCGAGCAAATTTTTACCTTAATGAAGAAGATTTGGTGAAACTTATCATAGGATATGTAGCATGACAAACTATAATCACTACCGTACTATCAATGACCTAACAGGTCTTGCTACCAAACTTGGGTTTGAAATTACTCCAAGTCGTGGTGCATACAATTCTTATGCATATGAACAAAGTAGTGGCACAGATTTTGCACTTACCGTTCCAAAAGATGATGGTGATATATTACCAATCTATACACGTGGTGTAATGATATACAGTGGCACGGCAGAAGATTGTATTCACTTTATGCATGGTTGGATGAAGTATCGTGAGTATATTAGTATTCTTGGCTTTAAGGACAAGACTATTGCTGACCGTGAAGAAAAGTTAGCAAGCAAACGTAAAATGGATCGTATGACAAAAGCAGTTGTAGATGGTAAAGACCCAGGTCCAGATTGGTATGAAGGTAAAGACGAACATGATGATGTGCCTTTTTAAATAAAATCATGATAGTTCATCGTTTTCGTATGGGTGATGTAGAGGATGCCCAACTCTATGCTGCTGGTCCTATTATCATGTGGCAACAAAGCGAGGCTGGTGCATGGGTAATGGAACATGCACTGCAAACTCCATCTTTCAAAACAGGTATTAATGGTCCTGACGGATACATTGGTTATTCTGTAATTATTGAAGCAGATTTTACACCAGAAGATGAAATTTATTTTTGGTTACGATGGGGCGATGAACTTACAAGCCATGGACGTGATTGGGATAGGTACTAGTCATAAATATTCTTATGGCAACTCTACAAGAACTTAAAACAACTGTATTTGATTATGTGCGTTACAGCCTTGGTGATGGCATCGTTGATGTTGAACTTGACCCAGTTCATTATGAAACTGCATTAAGTCAGGCAATTGTTCGCTATCGTCAACGCAGTGCCAACAGCGTAGAAGAAAGTTATTCTTTTTTAAATCTAATAATGGATACTAATACATATACTCTTCCTAGCGAAGTTATAAGTGTTCGAAACGTTTTTAAGCGTAATATTGGTGCCAATAGTGGAACCTCTTCACAATATGAACCATTTGAAGCAGGTTTTGTAAACTTTTATATGATTCAAAGTGGTCGTGTTGGCGGTCTATCAACTTGGTATCTTTATAGTTCATTCTTAAAGGAAGCATCAAAACTATTTGGTGGTTACCTAAATTATAAATTCAATCCAGTCACCAAAGAACTTACTATTATGCGTCGTCCTCTTTCTGATAATGAAACTATTCTACTCTGGACAGAAAATTATAAACCAGATGTTACGCTATTAACTGACATTTATAGTAATCCATGGCTTCGTGAATATACTCTTGCTAAATGCATGATGATGTTGGGTGAGGCACGTAGCAAGTTTAGTACATTGCCTGGACCGCAAGGTGGCAGTAGTCTCAATGGTGCTGATCTATTGACTCGTGGTCAAGCTAAAATAGATGCGCTTGAACTTGAACTAACAAATTATGTTGCTGGTGAAACTCCAATGTGGTTTGTTATTGGATAATTTGACAATACTTTTATTTTTTGTTAAAGTAAAAACATGAAGATAATTGGCGTTTGTGGTTTGATAGGTGGTGGCAAAGGAACCGTTGCGGATATTCTCGTGGGCAATCATAACTTTCAGAAAGTAAGTTTTGCCGATCCTCTAAAAGATATGGTATCCAAGGTATTCAACTGGCCTCGTCATATGCTTGAAGGTGATACAAAAGAATCTCGTGACTGGCGTGAGCAACGTGATGATTGGTGGGCTGCACGTCTTGGTATTCCAAACCTTACACCACGTTGGATACTACAATATTGGGGAACCGATGTTTGTCGTGTTAATTTCCATGAAGATATTTGGATTGCAAGTTTAGAAAATAAACTTTCCAAAATTGTTAATAGCGGTTCTGATCATCTTACTAATAACATTGTAATTCCAGATACTCGTTTTCCTAACGAGATTAAAATGATTCGCAAACTTGGTGGTGAAGTGTGGGGTGTTCGTCGCGGCGAAGACCCTGATTGGATGATAAAACTTATCCAATATGGAGAAGAACCAAATGATATTCATCCAAGTGAATGGTCGTGGGTGCGTGAAAATATTGACCAACTTATTAATAATGATGGTACGCTGCTTGATTTAGAAGAAAAAGTAAAAAATTTATTATAATATACGTATATAATTTGCAATAAACACCCATTTTAATCTATTCCGCTAAATATTAGCAACACCTTAAAGGAATAGACCCTATGGCAACATTAGTATCACCCGGCGTATCGGTTTCTATCATTGATGAGAGCAACTATGCTCCTACTGGACCAGGAACAGTACCATTAATTCTTCTTGCAACAGCAAGCAATAAATCAAGCACTGCGGGCGGAATCGCAACCTATACAACATCATCTACGGTAAATACTTTGCAACTTGTAACAAGTCAAAAAGATTTGCTTAATAATTATGGACTGCCAATTTTCCCTACTGATGCTAGTGGTAATCGTTTGTTTGGTAGTGAACTTGCAGAATATGGTCTTATGGCTGCGCATAGCACACTTGGTGTTACTAACCAAGCCTATGTTCTTCGTGCTAATATTGACTTAAGTTCGTTGCAAGGTAGCACTAATCGCCCGTATGGTAATCCAATTGGTGGTACACAGTGGCTTAACACAAATTTAACTAATTGGGGTATTTTTCAACTTAATAATAATCAGTTTAACCAACAGCTTCCGAGTGTTTTTACCGATTCAACACAGTTAAATAACGGTGTTCCTTATAGCAATGTTGGCGTAATTGGAACATATGCTGTAAATGCAACTGATGTTAAAAATCCAATATATCAAAAAGCATATGACAACACATGGAATCAAGTTGGTAGTACTGCATGGCAAACTAAAACTCCATCAATTATTGGTACTGCTCAGGCATCTAACTTAAGTACAACAAGTACTTCACTTGTTATTAATAATAATACATTTACAATTTCAAATGCATCACCTGCAAATCTTGTTGCTACTATCAATAGTGCAAGTATTACTGGCGTGACTGCAGCACTTATTAATGGTTACTTTAATCTTTTTGCAACTAGTGCAGCTTCATCCTATGGAAATTCTACTGCAACAGGTTCAATTGCAATTTCTAATGGTAGTGGTACTCCTCTTACGAACTTGGGAATTACTGCTGGCACATATAGCTGCCCTATTCTGCAATATAGCCCAAGCTATACAGTGCCAGCATGGAAATCAACTGATACTTCACCAAGACCAAATGGTAGTGTGTGGATTAAAACAAATCCAGTTAACAATGGTGCAAATTTCTACGTTTATCGTTGGAATAGTGCAACTAGTAATTGGGATTCTATTCCTGCACCAGTGTTTGCCGGTCGTCGTCAGGCATTATATTACTATGATCCATTGCTTGGTGGTCAAGCAATTGCACAAAATACTTTATTTGTAAAATATGACATTTATGGCAACACTACTGGATCATATAAACTATATCAATGGCAAGGAACTGGTGGACCACTTACAATAACAGGAAGTGTATCAAATCCTACATTTACTGTTGGAAATGCATTTAATATACAAGTTACTATTCCTGGCAGTAATGCTTTAAGTAGTGTATATACAATTACACTTACCGGCACAAGTGCTGGAAATTTTGTTAGTCAAGTTCTTGCTGCAGGTATTCCATATCTAAATTGTGCATTAACTTCTGATACTAATAACATCAGATTTACTCATTCTGCAGGCGGCGATATCTATATATCTGAATCAAGCGGAACACCAATTAGTGTGAGTGCAGGCATTGCTCCAAGTTCTACAACAAATGTATATTATGAGAGTGGTTCATATAGTGCTGGTGCTAGCACATATATGGTTGGTACATATTTTCAACCTGCACTGTTGTTAAATCAACAGTCAACCGCTCCGATTGTTGCGCCTGCTACTGGAACTCTGTGGTATTATAGCACTCCACTTGAAGCAGATATTATGATTAATGATGGAACTGCTTGGCGTGGATATCACAGTTCAGCTATTGTTAAAGATAGTCGTGGTTATACTCTTTCAAATACTGATCCACTTGGTCCAATCTTTAATCCAACACCACCTTCATACCAAAGTGGTGGTGCATCTGTCACATACGGTGATTTATGGATTGATACAAGTGATCTAGAACATTATCCACAAATTCATCGTTGGCAAAATGTGGCTGGTACTGCACAATGGGTGTTGATTAATAATAGCGATAGTACTACTGAAAATGGTATACTTTTTGCTGATGCTCGTTGGGATTACAATGGTACATTTGATCCTGTTCTCAATGCAAAACCTGCTATTAGCACACTTATTACAAGTGACTATCTTGACCTAGACGCACCAAATCCACAAATTTATCCACGTGGCATGCTATTGTTCAATACTCGTCGCAGTAGCTATAATGTTAAATCTTTTGAGGCTAATGCATGGAATAGTCTAGATTATCCTCTTGTATCTTTGCCAAATGTAAAATCAACTTGGCAGAGTTATAGTGGAAAGAATTCTCTTGGTGTGCCATATATGGGTCGCAAGGCACAACGTAATGTTATTGTTAGTGCTTTACAAGAAGCAGTTGATAATAGTACACAAGCACGTGAAGATCAAATTAACTTCAACTTGCTTGTATGTCCAGGTTATCCTGAACTAACTCAAAACTTAGCAACACTTAATAATGATCGTCGTAACACTGGCTTTGTTATTGCTGATGTTCCAATGGGACTTTCAAGTGATCCAACAGCGGTAAATAATTACATCACTAATTCAAATGGTGCGGACAGTGATGGAGAAGATGGTCTTGTTACCAATGATCCATATGTTGGAGTATACTATCCTGGTGCTGCTTACACCAACGCACTTGATGGAATTGGACAAGTAGTTGTTCCAATGTCACATGCAATTCTGCGTATGATGGTAAAGAGTGATCAAGCAAGTGCTCCTTGGTTTGCGCCAGCAGGCGCTTTGCGTGGTAAAGTTGATAATGTAATTAAGATTGGTTATGTTGATCGAGTTACTGGTTCGTTCTATAGTATTGGAACAAATCAAGGTCTTCGTGATCTTTTATACCAAAACAATGTCAACCCTGTTGCAGTATTTCCTGTTGATGGTATCCTTGTTTATGGCAACCATACCCGTCAAGCAAATGCTACTGCACTTGATCGAATTAATGTTGCACGTCTTGTAAATTACTTGCGTTATAGTTTAGAGCGTCTTGCAAAACCATTGGTGTTTGAACCAAATGATACGGTAACAAGAAATGCAGCTACACAAGCAGTAAGTGGTCTTTTAAATAATATTGTAGCACAGCGAGGCATTTATGATTATCTGGTTGTTTGCGATACTACAAATAATACACCGACTACTATTGACCGCAATGAGTTGCATATTGATATTGCAATTGAACCTACCAAAGCTGTTGAATTTATCTATATTCCAGTGCGTATTTTGAACACTGGTGCGCTAGCTGGTACAGGTGCAAATCAAGGTGGTTTAAGTAATACTACATCAACCGTTGCTCTTGGCTCAGTTAATACAACTGCATAATAGCAATTTAGTGATAAAAAACAAAAAGCCGCTAGAAATAGCGGCTTTTTTAATATACGGACAAAATAAAAGTAAGCAATCTATTATAAATACTTCTATAGGAGATATAAGATGGCAGTTGCATCACTACTCAACATGACGATTCCAGTTGCTAGCAACAGTGACCAGAGTGCAAGTAATCAGAGCTTGTTAATGCCTCTGTTAAAGTATCGTTTTAGAGTAACATTCTTAAATTTTGGTGTTACTAACCCTACTACGGAACTTACTAAGCAGGTTATGAGTTTTACAAGACCAAATTTAAATTTTAATCCATACACACTTGATATCTATAATAGTAAAATGTATCTTGCTGGTAAACCAGAATGGCAACAAGTAACATGTGAATTGCGTGATGATGCAAGTGGTGCTGTTCGCCTACTTGTTGGCGAGCAAATTCAAAAACAATTTGACTTTGCTGAACAGAGCAGTGCTGTTAGTGGTATTGATTACAAATTTATTACACAATTTGAAGCACTTGACGGTGGCAATGGCGCAAATAATCCAAACGTTCTTGAAACTTGGCAAATGTATGGTTGCTTTATTAGTGAAGTAAATTATAATAATTTTGAATACACAAGCAATGATCCAGCAACAATTACGCTAACATTGCGTTATGATAATGCTTTACAAATTCCAAACAGCAATGGCATTGGTAAAAAAGTAACAAGAACAAGTGGAGCCAGCGTTACTGGCTAAGGATTAAGCCATGGCTTCGCTTTTTAGTTATCTTCATTCATCATTAAGTGGGAGGCAAATTCATGATTATGCGCATGCCTCTCAAGTATTTCGCTCAAATAACTTTGCTCGTGCACCAAAATCAAAGTATCTTTTTTATGTTAATTTTGTAGTTTCTAGTGATGTGCCGAGCAACATAGATACAAGTGAAATTGGATATCTTGTAAAAAGTGTAGAGTTGCCTAAATTTTCTATAGACGTAAAAGATCTTAATCAATATAATCGACATGTTTATATTCAAGATCGTATAAAATACGAACCAATTACTATTAAATTTCATGATGATAATAATAATGGATTGCGAGTATTGTGGCAAGACTATTACAATTATTATTATGCAGATGGTCAATATGGATCAAATGATTTTAATTATGATGATAGATATCAAACCCGTCTTCACAGCAGTTGGGGATTAGATAATGGAAGCGATGTTCCTTTTTTCAGTGCAATAGAAATTTATAGTATGTATGGTGGACAAAGCAATAAAATAACTCTTATGAGTCCAGTTATAACTAATTTTTCACATGATACACATGAATATTCAGAAAATCAAGGCATTATGGAAGCAACTATGCAAATTCGTTACAATGCTGTAACATATGAAGATGGATTTACAAGCGGTATACCTGGTTTTAATAATGGTTTTTCATATGACACAAATCCAAGTGGATTAACCGATTCTTTGTTAGGAAATTACATTGATCCTATTACCGGCGTATTAAGCCGCCAAACCGATGGATTTGTAAATCCTGTACAATTACGTCAATCACAACAAAGTGAGTTTGGTTTTATTAATCAGGGACGACAATATAATCCAACAAGCAATGCTGGTTTAACAGAAATTGAATTAGCAGCAATTATACAAAATAATGCTGCTAATTCTGGTAATGGAAATACTATTTTTCCAACTGCTAATTTAAATCAACCAATTTATAGTCAAAATTCTGCAGAAGTTCAGCCAATCGCTAATCCAGATTCATCATCAAGTACTACTAATCCAGATAAAACAAACATTAATACATTCTCAACAGCAAATCCTTATACAACTGGCAGTTACCAGTATGCTTTGTTTAATCAAGGATACAGCACATCACAAATTAATAGTGCATCACAATTTATTGACACTGTTTCTTCTAACACGTTGAAAGAATATCAGCAAACTAATAATATACCAACTACAATACAAACACAGACTGTTGTTGCTCAAAAATATATTGATAGCCCATCAAGTGTAAGCGATATAGGCACTATAGATTATGGTCAACCAATTTCTACACCAAGTCAGATTAATTTTAGTAATCCCGTTGCGCCAGTTGCTCCGGTTTATAATAGCAATAGTTGGCAAAATACTTTACTTTCACAAGGATATACCCCTAGCGATATTGCCCTTGCATCTTCGCAGATATCTAAATTAAATGTTTCGACAGGAACAGACCTTGTTCCTATTGCAATAGGTTATATAAAGTATAATAAAAATACAATAGTATAAATATTTTTATGGCAAATTTACCTAATACAGTCGAAAATACAAATCCTAGCGTTTTCTTTAATGGTTACTTTAGTCAACCACTGCAAATAAGTGATGCAGTTTGGGAACAAGTTTATGGTTATTTTCTCACACTTACAAATGATTCAGCATCAGCAAGTGCATTAGCACAAGCAGTGATTGCGCTTACCTACAATAATAGTCTTGATCCACTAACTGTTATTGCACAATTTCGAGCAGCACCAAATGCATCAAATGTAAAACAATTATTAATAAGTTTTTTCAATAGTGCAAAGGGCGCAACAAGTAAACTTGGATATACTCGGAATAATGCTATACCGCCAAGTGTTTCTAGAAACATAATTTCATGAGTTTAAAATACAGTCAAGGTTTGTATGAACCTAAAAATCCACAAAAGTATGCTGGCAAAGGAAGTATTAGGTATCGCAGTAGTTGGGAACTGAAATTTATGCAATTTCTAGACTCTCATCCGTCAGTAAAACATTGGGCAAGTGAAAGTATAAGCATACCATATAAAAATCCAATAGTTAATAAGACTAAAAATTATGTGCCAGATTTTTTTATTGTATATGAAGATGCAAATGGTAATCGTAAAGCAGAAATTGTAGAGATAAAACCATACAAAGAAACAAGTTTAGAAGCTGCGGGTCGTAGTCAAAAAAATCAAATACAGGCAGTAGTAAATTTAGCAAAGTGGCAAGCTGCAAAATCATACTGCGATGGACAAGGCATTGAATTTAGAATTTTGACTGAGCACGATATGTTTGCTGGCACCAAAAATAAAAAACGATAATTAATAGTATGACACAGAAACTAGAAGATTTATTCCACTTGCCGCCAGCACCAAGTAAAGAAGTTGTAGAAGCATTGGAAAATGCGCATCAAATTGAAAGTAGTTTGCCACAGGTAGCAGAAGACGCACTTGATAAAGATTTAGACCATTTGGCAGACCAAGCAGTAGAAAGTTTTGAAAACCTACAGAGTCTTGGAATGAATGTAGAAGCGCGTTTTGCTGCTCCAATCTTTGAAGCAAGTGCAAAGATGTTGACTGCAGCCGTAACTGCTAAACTTGGAAAAGTACAAAAGAAACTTAAACAAACTGAAATCTTGCTTAAAATGCAAAAAATGCAACATGATATGAATAAAGATAGTGGCAACGAACCAGATACCATTGAAGCTCAAGTATTTGACCGCAACGAGCTTCTTAATAGTTTCCGCAAAAAACAATAAATACTTAATAAAAAAGGTTTAGCGATGAAAACCCTAAGACAATATATTTCAGAAACTGAAAAAAAGTATGGTTTCCGTGCAAAGCTTGCTGCGGAACTTACTAATGAACAAATGGAAAGCTTAAAGAAGGTGCTTTCACGTTGGAATCTCGAAGCTATCAGTGAACCAAAACGTTTACCTGTGAGTGAAGATCATACAGGATTTTTGCATTTAAAGGCAACAGAAATATCAATGGTTGATATTGTTATACAATATCCTGCAACTCCAGCAGAAATTCAAGCGGCAATCCATGAATCAACACAAGTATCACTGAGTCGTATTCTTGTTCTTACACCAAATCAGGAAATTTTAGCAGCACCTATGGTACCAGAAGCAGAAGGTCAAGCAATTCTTGAAAAGAACTATCCAGAACAAAAAGCACCACAGTTGCTTGCAGATTTAGCAAATGCTATTTCAACAAGTTCAATTGAATATCCTTTTGCTGTAAAACCAACTAAAGGCACAACTACAAATGATATTCCACAGAGCAACACGAGTCCTGTTGGAACAACAAAAAACAAACTCCCAGAACGTGGAAGAACAGGACGATAACCATGCAAATGATTGATGTATTAAACAAACTTAAAGAAATTGAAAGCCGCAGTCCAGAAGAACTTGGTCGAGCAATTGCCAGTGTTGCAAAGTTAAATGATATTACAGCATCATCAACAAAAGTTGCAGAATCAAAACCAACAACTATGCCAGAAACTAGTAATGGTTCTTATATGGTTGATGTTCTTAACAAGCTTCGTGAACTTGAATCACGTAGTCCAGAAATGGCACATGCTATTGCAAATGCTACCAAGATGGGAGCACCTGTTTCTGCACCAGTTGCCGAAGGTATTGAAATTAAGACTAGTGGCGATGATGCTATCCTTGCACAAATTCTAAAGCTTGCTGGTATGGTTGGTGGGGTAAACTCGCCAGATATGGCAGG